CCCCTCTAACCAAAATTAGATTTTAATTTCAAAAAAGGGGTAAAAAAAATTTCGGCAAAATTTTCGTCTGTAGGGTTTTTCAGTGATGCCGTTTGATGCCTATAAATCATATCTCTCTTTGAAGAATCACTTCACTAAAGAGAAGTATGATTATCATAAGTACTGTGGTAAAAGTCGTGCCACAGTAAAGTCTTTCTATAAACGTAAAGATCGCTTCTGGTTTGAAAAACTAGCACGTAACAAATCAGACAAAGAAGTAATCGAATTTTTTGTATCTAACTTTATTGATTGCACTGATCCTGCAAAACTTTGGATTGGTGAAATGATTCGAGAAGGTGAAGGTAGATACATGTCATGGAAGAAACGCACTCAATCTCTCTCTTATCTTTTTAAGGAAGAAACTAGTAAAGTATTCGTTGATAACAATATAGATTCAATGTTTGCTTTAGATGGATCAAAACATCCACAAATTCTTAAAGAATATCTTAAAGGAAATATCTCCATTGAAACTATGGTAATCTTGGATCTTATCCTTGGTTATAAAAATAAATGGGACAATCAATTGACAGATCCGGTGTGGACATCTGTTAGTTTAAAATTAAGAAAGTACACACCTTTTCTAAATATAGATGTATTTCGTTACAAAAAAATATTGAAAGAAGTAGTTTTAGGAGAAACATGAGTTTTTTTGAATCTGAAGTAGTCCGAGCAGAAATGACGGAAATTCAAGAACTTCAGGAAGAAGTTTATAGTAGTGTTTTCAAGTTTCCCTCTATGAATACAGAGGAGAAAAAGTTTCATGTGTCTCTTTTGGAAAAATTACTGGATAAACAGAAAGTTCTCTATACGAGACTTAGTTTGTCCGATGATCCTGAAGCAAAGATGATGAAATCCCGTATTGTAGAATCTGCTACAATGATGGGGCTTCCGAAAGACGTTGACATTAGTGTCGTATTTTCTAATATGGGAAATATGCTTGACGCCATGAAGAAGCAGATTGACATTCAGGGTTCAGACATGTAGAATGACGAAGTACCCAAAAGCCAAATCTCACAAATACAAAAAACAATGTCCTTTTCTGATCTCAAAAAGCAATCTTCTATTGGTTCTCTGACTTCTAAACTTGTCAAAGAAGTAGAGAAGATGAACAACAGCGGTGGTGGAGGTGATGATCGCCTCTGGAAACCTGAAGTAGATAAAGTTGGTAACGGGTTCGCTGTCCTCCGTTTTCTTCCCGCCCCAGAAGGAGAAGATCTCCCTTGGGCAAAGATGTACTCTCATGCATTTCAAGGCCCTGGTGGTTGGTACATCGAGAACTCCCTCACAACTCTGGGACAGAAAGATCCCGTATCAGAGCACAACCGTGAACTGTGGAACAGTGGTATCGAATCTAACAAAGATACTGTTCGTAAGCAAAAACGTAAACTGTCTTACTATGCAAATGTTTATGTTGTGAAGGATCCCACTAATCCTCATAATGAAGGTGGTGTCTTCCTCTATAAGTTTGGTAAGAAGATCTTTGACAAGATCATGGAAGCAATGCAACCTGAGTTTGAAGATGAAACTCCTATCAATCCTTTTGACTTCTGGCAGGGTGCAAACTTCAAACTGAAGATTGTCAAGAAAGATGGTTATTGGAACTATGATAAGTCTGAGTTTGAAGCACCTTCTCCTCTGCTGAGCGATGATGATGCTATGGAAGCAATTTGGAAGAAGCAGTATTCTCTCGCAGGATTGACTGATGCAGATCAATTCAAGTCCTATGAGGATCTTGAGCGTCGTCTGAAGTATGTTTTGGGACAGAAGTCCCGTACTCCTTCCCCTGCAGATGAAGAGACTGAGTATGACGATTATGCAGCAAAAGAGTCTGCAGAACGTCAGATTCAAGAATCACTGACACGTTCTAAGCCTGACTTTAACTCTCCTGATATCACTGCACCTACACCAGTTGTATCTAAAGATGAAGATGAAGATGATGCACTCTCGTACTTCCAGAAACTGGCAGAGAGTTAATTAAACAATCTAATATCTTCTCCTCTCTTCAAGGTTCTGCTCACATACTGAGTAGAACCTTTTCTATATTGCATTAATCTTTGAGTATCTTCAAGAATAATTTCAATATATTCTGGTTTCAATAGATAGATATTTCTCTTTGCTTCCTCTTTACGGACTTCATAGACATAATTAGTGACTGCATCTACTTCATTCGTTCTTATAACATATTGATTCCTCTGTCTATCAAAGTATTCAACTTTATAATTTTTAGGAACAGTCAAACCTTTAGGCGTTACAATCTCCCCAGAATCATTCTTCAGTTCTCTGGTTTCATAATGATGAATATTATTTGTTTTTTCAATACTTCCATATTTTTTTATTAAAAACTCATTGAATGCCGACTGGTTCATCGGCCACTCATTTTGAATATTTACAATATTATTTGATAAAAGAACTAACCAATCAAATGTTTCATCACCGTAGATATCAAAGGCAACATTATCAGGACGATCATCACCAACAATTTGATATTTAGTAAAATATGCTAAGTTATCAAGAATATCTTGACGAAGTTTTACTCTCTTAAATAAGTTTTTTACAACTTGATAATCACCAATACTTCTGCCATCAGAGTCTCTGTTGACATAATCAAAATTTGGTACTTGTCTAAAATAACTTGCCATTAGTAACCTATGTGATCGAGAGGAACTTCATTAACACGAATAAATGCTTCATCAGGATCTGCTAAGGGCCCTGTTGATGTGTTTTCTTCACCAAGATAATCATCTTCGGTAATTGGATCTAATTCCTGGAACGACATATCAATTTTGTATTGAGTCATGGTTCTATCAGGATCATCAAATGTCATGTATATATTATCATTACCATATGATGTATTTAGATTTACTAATGCACAATTTTTAATTCTTCCTATTGATGGGTGTTCATTACCATCACCTGTTTTGTAATTTATTGTGAATATGTTAGGACTTATTACAAAGATATTGTCATTTGATTTTTTTACAGACATTCCTTGTTTGAAAAATCTGATGATTTTTTTGATTTGAGTTGCTTCAGTTCTACTTCTAGCAGACATTGTGAATGAGAAATTAAATGATCTCAGTGTCGGTGCCTGGAAAAGCAATTCCATGTTTGGATTGAGCACTCCTCCACCAAGTCTTGAAAGAAGATTTCCACCAGTAAATTTCCGTGCCAATCCTAGTCTTAATGCTGAAACAATATTTGCCGCTTGATCTGAGTTGAGAACATCTTGAAGTTCTTGTGGATTCATTTTTATTGCATTTGTTATCAAATCTCCCACGGCAGATGCTGCACCAGTAGGATTTAAGATTGCACCAGCTCCTAATGCCTTTCCTAGTTTCATTGTTTCTCCATCAAATTTGACGGAATTTTCATCGGATATTCCGCCAGGAATAGGAAGTGTCACAGAACCCTTTATTTCCTCTGTAGTTCTATTTCCGATAGATAATGGATTTAAATTATTAATATCAAAACGAATGTCTCTTTTCCCAGAGATATATCGCATACCAAATATAATTCTATCTTGCTTTGAACGTCTAATAGTTTCAGGATAGCAAAGATTTTCGTATTCTTTTCTTCTACTCCTGGATGTTTTTATTAATAGAGGTACATCATCTGAACTAAAGTTTATATTACTTGGAATGTTCTCTATCGCTGTATTAGCAAATTGAGAGTATCCACCCTCCTGTTTCCAATATTCAACTGACTCATCTGTATTTTTTGCAAGTATATCAATAGAATCTCTATTTAAGTTTGACTCTAATGAATTATTTCCGGTTTTTATCCACTCTATTTTAAAGGTATTATCTGCATATGTTGAATATTCGCCAGTATCATCTTGAATATTTTCAGTTCTTACAGTAGCAAAATATAATCCATCTTTTTCTGCTACCAATGAAGGATTATCTTTTAATCCCTTATCATAAGTATCCTTATCAATCGCCTGTTGGTAGACAGTTTTTTGTATCTCACCATTCTGATGAGTGGTGATAGTTCTAAAAAATCTATCTTCATTATTAACTTTAAATACCCTAGTATCACTAGTAACTTCTAATGCAGACATTATTGTCAGAACTTTTTTCTATTTATGGGTTGGTGAGATAATATGCATAGGGAATATCTAGTAATGATTGAAGTTCACTTGTTCTAACGAGATGCAAACTTCCTGGTATCTCATTCCAGGTATAGTTTCTTACTTGATTCCAGTGAAAGTTAAGTCCTGAAAATCCCCATCGATTAACACTAGTCACAGCAACTAGTGGATGTTGATCATATTTAAGTTTGGGGGTTTTTGCATTGTAGATATAAGTATATACTTCACCGAGATCAGGGATAACGACAGTTTCATTCAAGATAATCATAATCTCAAGCATCATTTCTTCAGGATTTCCTAAGTCCCTAATAGAATCTTTCTCACGTTCAATGCGATTATCACCAACCTGTTCTTCAAATTGATGTTCATCTGCAGTTTGTCCTTCTTCACGTTTAAGACGCTTTTCTTCTTCTCTTGCATCAATTTGTGCCTTCACTTCTTCATAGGAAGGCCCTCCGGATCTTCTTCGTTTAGCCCTTCTTGCCATAATTGATACTATTATTTTAGAATTCTACCACCCTGTTTCAGGATGTAATATCTCGAAAGTCCAGTCTTCTTCACCGCTTCAGTCATAGATTTATATATCTTACAATTATATTCAACTGGTTTAGCAGCATATGATTGATTTTTCATAAATTCGCTTTGCTTTTTATGTTTTTCTTTATCTGTTCTATTTCTCTCCGACATTTTTTTCAAATTTTCTTCATAATAAGACATTGATCTTGGATTGTTTTTTAACCTCTCTTTTAATGTATTTGAAATTTTTTTCTTTACTTCTTTTGAATGTTTTTTTCCTATCATTTTAAGTTTATTTGTAGCACTTATCTTTGCTCTTACTTCAGGGCGTTTCGTTGGACTGTCATCTCCATACATTTTAGGTGGAGAATTACCACCATCGGCAATATTCATTAAGATGCCAGTTCCATCGCATTTTTTGCCAAAAATAGCAATCATATAGATTTCATGTTTAAATGCCTCATCTTCAGTTAAGTTTTGCTTCAGTTTAATTATTTTACTTTTATCTTTTGGAGAATTGCAATTTTTGCCCCTATTATCATATAGTCTTTTATCTTTACCTTTTCCAATATAATATGGAATATTTTCGTCAGTCAAATAAGCATAAGTATAATAATTCATTTTTAATGTATCTTTATTTTATTTAGAATAACCGAAAATTTCATCTTCTGTGATGATTTTAAATTCGATTAATCTATCAGCACACCATTCACGAGCTGCCTTCCACTTTGCTTGATTAACAGCATATGTTTTACATTCAAATAAAGAAGACTTACTAGTTGGTTTTTTAGTTTGCTTCTTCGGTTTTACCTCAATAACATAAGTCTTCACTTGTCCCGTGCTTTCCTTCACTTTTATGATAAAATCTGGAAAGTATCTGTGAACTCTTTTATCAACTGGTGACAAGTATGGGATAAAGAATTCTTCACTACCCCACTCAAGGATATTTTCAGTTAAGTCGCACCACTTACAGAAACGTCTTTCCCAGTTGCTTCTGCATATAATATTATTCGCATTTCCTTTATATTTTTTAGGATTGGAAGGATTGTAGATACTTTTCTTACTAACTCCCATACATAATATATACGGTAACAACTATTTAGATGGCAACGGCAAAACCGACTAAAAAAACAGTTGCTGATTTAAAAACAAATATATTAAATCCAGCACTTACATCTACTTATGAATGTTCTTTTGCTTTTCCTGGTGCAGTCGTAAAGTGGGCTAATAATAAAACTACTGGAATCGGCAACGGTATAGATGCTATTAAATCGCAAAATATAACGATAGCATGTAGAGAAGCATCACTTCCTGGAACTTCTTTAGCAACTCATGAGATGTTAAATGATTTTACGGGTATTAGAGAAAGACATGTATATAGAAGACAATATGATGACACTGCATCATTTACATTTTACGTTGATGTAAATTATGACTTGATTTTTATTTTTGAAAACTGGTTAAATTTTATTGTAAATCAAGATTCATCTGATCCCACTGTAAATAATCCAAATTATTCTTATAGGGTAAATTTTCCTAATGAGTATAAATCTCAAATTTTTATAAGAAAATTCGAGAGAGATTATGCTGGAAGAAATTTGGAATATACATTTTTTGATGCATATCCAAGTTCAATTAATTCAATGCCAGTCACTTATGATGAATCTCAGGTTCTTCAGTGTACAGTAAACTTTAATTTCTCTCGTTATGTAATCAATGCTCCTAGTGGATCCACTCCATATTCAGAATTACTTGCTTCAGAAACTACAACCCCTCTCCCCGAAGAACAAAAAAAATCATCTATAATCAATGATGCAACTCCTATAGGAACTTTGGGAGGTACAGAAAATAATCGCGGTGTGGAAAGAGATACCGGATCAGGTGCTCCTTTGGATGGATCAACTGATCCAGAACCCATAACCACAAGACAGGCGCTTGGATTAGATCCTCTTTAAGGATAATAAATACACATACTGAATAACACATTATGCCTTTACCAAAAATTGCTACACCAACTTACGAGTTGGAATTGCCTTCAACTGGAAAAACAATCAAGTTTCGTCCCTTTCTTGTCAAAGAAGAAAAGTTATTAGTTCTTGCCTTAGAAAGTAACGATACTAAAGAAATTACTAATGCCATCAAGGCAGTATTAAAGGATTGCATTCAAACAAGAGGAATCAAAGTAGAAACTCTTCCTACTTTTGATATTGAATATTTGTTCCTTAATATTCGTGGCAAATCTGTCGGTGAAGAAATTGAGGTAAGTATTCTCTGTCCTGATGATGGGGAAACTTATGCTGAAGTGCAAATTAATATTGATGATATAAATGTTTTAAAAGATAGTAAACACTCTAATAAAATTAAAATTGATGATACGTTAATGATGGAAATGAGATATCCCTCATTAAATGAATTCATTAAGAATAATTTTGATTTTGAAACCACTAATCAAGTAGATCAGTCATTTGATCTTATTGCATCTTGTGTAGATAAAATTTATTCTGAAGATGAAGTATGGGCATCTGATGATTTCTCTAAAAAAGAAATCATGGAATTTTTGGAGCAAATGAATTCTTCTCAATTTAAAGAAATTGAAAAGTTCTTTTCTACTATGCCCAAGTTAAGTCATGAGATTGAGGTGTTAAATCCAAAGACTAATAAAAAAGGAACAGTAGTTCTAGAGGGACTTTCAAGTTTTTTCGCATAGCACTCTCCCATATGAATTTGGAGAGTTACTTTAAATTAAATTTTTCTTTGATTCAGTTTCATAAATACTCATTAACAGAGATTGAAAATATGATACCTTGGGAGAGAGATGTGTATGTTGAACTCTTAAGATCTCATTTAGAAGAAGAAAAACTTAAGATGCAACAAAAAAATGGCTAGAAGTAAGGCACAGATAAGAAAGACTTACAGCAGAATGCTGGGAGAGGATCTTGTCGCCAAGCTTTCTGATGAGCAAATTAGTATAATATCAAAATATTATAACTCTTTGAGTGGTGACGAATCTAGTAATTTAGATTCTCGTATAATGATGGGGTATAGTGATACCGTCTTGCATGAGATGGCGAGAGATATGATTGATGAAAATGATGATTCTAAGGAGGAGGATTTAGATGATCTTTTAAAGTCTATTAAATCTGAAGAAGAAACTCAAAGAAAAACATTTACTCCAGATGCAGTAGCGGTTGAACAAGGCCCTATATTGCCCCCTAAAGAAGTAGGCGGCGATATTTATTCTGAAAGAAAAAAATTTAACACAGCAAAGTTTTTTGATAATGATGAGTATGATGATAACTACAAAGAATTAGTTGATGAAGGTTCTATTGACGATCTAAATCTTTCTGAAGAGGAAAGACAAAAAGGTATTGCTGCCTTTAGAAGTAATAAATTAGATTTCAAAAAATTTGTTACTGATATAAAATTATTAAAACCTGAAGTTGAACAACTTAATCAAGAACCTCTAACAATTAAAGAGCAGTTTTTTACTGCACCAAAGATTGAACCAGATAAGTTAATACCTTCTAAAAATTCAGAAATAAGTGAGGAATTTAACGAAAAACTTGATGATCTCATCGTAGTTATAAGAGATGATAATAAGTTAGAAGAAGAAAGTCAAAAATTTGAAAATAGAGAAAAACAAAGAGAGAAAAGAAAAAATAGAGAAAATAGAATAGAAAATAAAAAACGAACGAAATTATTTTCAATAGATCTGAAAAAAGGCACTGGAAGAGTCAGTAGCTTTTTTGACGATTTGATGAATTTTTTAACATTTGCTGTATTAGGCGGTTTAGTAAATGGTTTATACAATTTTATAATGAACCCCGAAAATAATGAAAAGATTGAAGCAACCCAGAAATTTTTAAAAAATAATTGGCCTATTCTTTTAGGAGCTGCGGCATATTTTTTAACACCTTTAGGTGGATTTGTTAATTTTTTAGTTAAAACTATTGGAAAATTTGCGATAAAACTTGGAGCTTTAATGTTAAAACATCCTTTACTTGCTGCTGCAGTGGTTGGTGCAGGTGCCCTTGTTTTAGCAACACCTGGTGAGGCTGCTGGTGGTATTGTAAAAGAGATGGATGCAGAAGGAAGACTTCCAGGTGATCCGGGGTATGATGAACGCACTAAAGGAAATATAACACTTGAAAAATTGAAAGAAGTAAGGCCAGATTTAGTACAAGAAGCAGAAAAAGAGGGTTCTACTAGCGAAGAGAAGATAGAGGCAGAAAAAGCAGTGATCGGAGATGGTTTAGCTGGATTTAGTCTTGGTGGTGTAAATATGGGAACAGACACTGTTCCTGCTTTATTAACTCCAGGTGAAGTTGTTATGAACAAACCTGCTGTTGATGCAATTGGTGCAGAAAATTTATTAGCTGCTAATAGACAATTTGGCGGGACTAATGCTAATCGCCCAAAATTTGGAAAAGTACCAGGTTATGCTCTTGGTGGATATGTTGGTGATAATCCTCCTAAATCTAGAGATCAATCTCTTTTAGCTTCTTCTGATATTCAATTTAGTGGAAATGTTAATGTAAGTCGTGGTGCTAATCCTGCACAAGCAACATACCAATCATTAAGAGATGCTATTAATAAAGCAATTGCTAATCCGGGACAAGCACAATCAGCATCTTCAAAAGTGGGTGATATGAAGACTACCTTAAGTGGTGGAATTAATTTAAGTGGTACATTTGGTGGTGGAAATGATGTACAGAGAGAAAAGAAAAAGAAGAAGAAAAAAGAAGAAGAAAGTCAGTATGATCCCGATAATCCTAAGCATAAACTTAAATCAGAGGTATTAAAAATAAGAAAAGAAAGACAAGCAGAACTTCGCAAGGAGAACAAATTCGAGACAAAAACTATGTTTGCAGTTCCTACTGGAACTGGTGGAAGATTTAACACTAGTCAAGCATCAGGATCTAATAAAGTGTCTCCATTTAAACCAGTAGGAACAAATATAACTGGCGGCACTAATTTTAGTAGACTGAAAATTATTGGAGATCCTACGGGTCCTGGATCAACTGGACGTGTAATTAGTGAAAAAAGATATAATAGACTCTTTGGATCCGGAGGAGTATATGCACCTGATGCTACTGGAACTAGAATCTCAGTGCCAAGTACTATTGGAAAACCATATGCGGGCAGTAAAATGGAGATGACAATACAAAATTTCGGTTTTCAAAGTTCTAGTAAAAATGCTCGTCCTGTAAATACTCCTAATATACCCACAGAAACAAGAAACTTCATGTTACCTCCAGTCGAAGTTTCAAGCAGTAAATCGAACATGGGTAGTAATCAAAGTGATGTTCCATCATTTAATATTTCATCATCAAACACGATGAGAGATTTTGTTTCTCGTGGTATTGGTATTCATGATCTGGTAGGTGCATGATGAAATTAACTAATTTTAGTTCAGTTGTCAGTACATATAAAGAAAATTTTCTTTTAAGAAAGAAAAGGTTTTTTGATGAAAAAAAACAAATAGGGGATGAAAAGAGAAAAGAAAGAGAAGAAAATATAGAAACCGTTAAGGCAGTAGAACCTCTTATAAAAACCAGCACGGGTAAAAGAACTAAACCAAATAATTTTCTTGATGGTATATACAGGTTTTTGGGGTTTGCTTTAGCTGGATTAGTATTGAGTAATCTTGATAGTATAATTTCTATAGCATCTGAAATTTATAAAAAAATAAAAGAACTTAAAAAAGGAATTGAAAATTTTGTAACTAGTATTCAAGATACAATTGATTCATTTTATAGTGGTTTTGAATCCTTCAAACAAGACTTAGACGACTTATTATCTCCTATTACAAATGCAGATTTGTCCGTAATTGAACCATTTAAAGAGCAACTTGAAGCAGTTTTATTTGCTACATTAGGAGTTGTTGATAATCTTTTTAAAAAAACTCCGGATGGATCACCATCGCCCAAATCATCACCTCAACCGCCACAGCCATCAACACCACGTCCTATCTCAAGATTTAGAGCTCCTGGACAATCTCTTGCTGGACGCACATTTCAAGAAAATTTAAACAGACAAATACTAACAAGACAAAGAATGCTATCGCCAAGCGGCCCGACAGGCCCTCTTGGTAGACTTAACATGATGAGAAGAGGACTTGGTGCCAGTCTTGAAACTGGAACTGCATTTAGAGGGTTAGGAAGTGGTGCTCAAAGGGGTGCTGTAAGGACATTTAGACAAATAAAAAATCTTAAAAATATTGGTAGAATTGGTGGACGTGGACTTGGAGGAAGAATTCCTATTATTGGCCCTCTTCTTTTAGGTTATGATGCTTATATGGAGGATTTAGATGGTGATGGAAATCCAGATAGAAATATTGATAAGTCATTATTTGTTGCAGGTGGAGCTGCTATCGGAGGTTTTTTAGGAACATTCATTCCAATTCCAGTACTGGGTTCAATTTTAGGAACATCAATTGGTGGATACGTTGGAGATTTATTTTATACCTTACTTAAAGGTGGTGGAGCAAAAGAAGTAGGACGAAAACTAAAACAAGATGTTTTAAAAATTATTGATGCTGGAAATTTAGTTAAAGATTGGATATTAAGAGGTATTAGTAATATACAAAATCAAGACGGTGGAATACTTGGCAATATTCCAATTGGTATACCATTTACTAATATGAAGTTTAAACTTGGCGGATGGGCAGAAATATTAAATCCACTTGGTGATCCTTTTAAAAAATTATCTATTCTTAAAAAATCATTCTTCTCAGGACAGAATGTAGGAGATTCAACAGTCACAGCATTTATAGGAGATGATTCTTCCGATGATTATTCTTCCGATGATGATTTTCCTGATGGTAGAAGAAATATAGGATCTCAAAATATAATTCCAAACAGCGCCGAGGAGATAAGAATTGCTGCAGCTTTATTTACTGAAGCAGGTAGGGGAAAATCAGCCACAGACGTTTTACAAGTAGTAGCAAATAGAAAAGCAAGTGGGTACAAGGGTTATAAAGGAGACAATTCTTTTACTGGTTTATTGGCAGCGGATAATCAGTTTCAAGGTGTATATGACAAAGGACAAGATGCGTTTGTAAAAATACAAACCCTTGCTGATGCTGCAAGATGGGCTGGGACTACAGAGCAAGTAATTAAGGGTTATATTGCTGATATACGAGATCGAGGTTATAGATCAGATTCTGCAAGATTTGTTAAGGGAGCAGTCCAATTTAGAGGATCTCCCGCAACTGTTTTAAAAGTGAATAGTGACAATAATCCAAATAATGATATAATTGCAGACGCAAAAGGAAGAATACCAAACAGTGCATGGCGTGGTGGATCTGGTGATAATCAATTCTTTACAACGCCTGGAGATCAGGGGGCTGGAACTAAGGCTTCTCCTATACTTTATAAGGGGGTTTCTACTACTCTTAATAGGAATAGAAATGAAAATAATACAAAAACAACTTATGCTATTCTTTGCTATGGAACAAATGATTGGAGTTTGTCTCAATCGAAGATTACAGAGAAAGCTAATAAAATGATAAGGGATTTAATAAATGCAGGATATAAGGTTGTCGTAGTTCTTCCAAACAAAGATTTGATGGTTAATGGAAAAAAATACCCCAATCCTCATAAAGGGGTTCATAGTGCAGCTTTTGGTTATAGTGGGGTTATTATTGAAAAAGGAAAGTATAATAATTCTAAAGATTCATTACACCTCGACCCGATCGAAGCCGACAGAATTCGTAACAAGTACAAACCAGCAATTTATGTTGGTGATAGCAATGCGGTGAGAATTGCAGGTAAAGTTAAAGAAGCAAAAGCGCAAATAAAGGGTAAATCCATCACCACATCTGTGGAAGGTTATGGTGGAGATAAAATCCAAGCATTGATTAATGACATAATTTCATCATCACCAACTATAACACCAACCAGACTAACAGTACCATTAGAAGAAATACCAAGAAATTTAACAAATGAGGATGGAACTCCTACAGCTGAAGGAAAAGAATATTTGAGACGTTTAGATGCAGGAGAATTTACGGGCACTCTAATTAGTAGTGCAGGATTAAATCAACCTACTACATATTCTATGAACGGTATACAAACTAGAGAAATAATTAACAATATCATATTACCTATAAGCGTTGCCTAAGATGAAAGGAAACAAACCTGTAACTTATAGAAAATTAGAAGTATTTTCTAATGAAAATGATGACTCTGTAGATATCAGAGGTGGTGTTCCTGTGCTTGAATATCGTGAGAGTGTCCTCAGTCCTTATATTACAATTGATTTAAGTATCATTGATGCTGGAACAGCATCACCAGCAAAAGATGGTTCTAGAGGAACTATAGGGTTATTGGAATCAATAAAACTTCAAGCAGACGAGAAGTTTAAGATGATTCTAGAAGATCAATATGGAAATAAAATTGATCTTTCTGAAGACACTGATTTAAAAGTTGGAAAGACTTCTTTTGCAACATCAAATAATAGACAATCAACAGTTTTTATAAGAGTTGTATCAAAAGAAGCGTATGATAACACTATCTTAGAAAATAGGATGGTAGATTCTTATCTTGGAAAGGGTGATGATATCATCAAAGAGGCACTTAAGTCATTAAAAACTGAAAAAGATTTATTTGCAGATACTACACAGAATGATATTCAATTTAATGGTGATAAAAGATATCCCTTTGAAATGTGTTTAGATGTTCAAAAAGTATCAATTCCTGTAGGTATAAAGAGTGCTGGATTTTTATTTTGGGAAACATCAAAAGGATATAATTTTAGATCACTTGACAAAATTTTTGATCAGACTGGAAAAACCATTAAAAAGTTCGTAGAAACTGGATTTGCCAGTCAAAGAGTTCTTCCTGGATATAATGGTAAAATTTTGAAGTCTAATTTTTCACGAATAAATGATACACTCAAACAGTTTGAAGATGGTGCATATAATACTGAATTAGATCTTTTCAATCCTCTGAATGAAACATTGACATTTCAAACTCTTGAATTATCAACTGAAGATTATGAAAAAAATAATACACTGGCTGGTTTAAATACTCCAGTACTAAGTAAGGATTATAGAGATAAAGCAACTCTTGACTTACATAGAACAAAAGATGTTGGACATAAAATTATTCCAGGAGGGGAATTAGCAGATATTGATGACACAAGTTTTGATATTGTCGCGACTTCACAACAATCACTGCAAAATTATAGGCAAAAATTCAGTATATCGCTTAATATAGTGATTGATGCAGATCTTTCATTAAGTGCCGGTGATCTTATTTTCTGTAAATTTCCTGAGACATCTCAGAAACCATCAGTTACAGGAAGCACAAAAGATAGTGGCATATATATGATAGCGGATTTGTGTCATTACTGTACGCCAACTCAAGCGTATACTGGTTTAAATTTAGTACGAGATTCTTACGGAGTTAAAAGCTAATGGAAAGCGTAGAAAAGCACATCCAGAGAGACAAAGAGATCCTTGAAGATCCCACAACGTCTCCACAACAGCGCCGTCACATTGAAGAAGAACTACATGAACTTGAAGTTTATGTAGAAAATCATAAAGCAGAAATTGAAGCGGGTGATCATCATGATCCAACTGCATTAGAACTTTTTTGTGAAGTAGAACCAGGAGCACCTGAGTGTAAAACACACGATAATTGATGTAGATGTCAGGACTTTCCAGAAAGTACAATTCAAAAGAAATTGCCGCACTCTGGCGTGAAACTCAGAGAATACCTGCGGTGATTGTTGGTGTCGATACACAAAATGAAACGCAGTACTCTGGAAAGTTTGATAGTACATCAGATAATGTAGTAAAACAAAGTTATAGGATTAGACTATTAGGTATTGATCCTCCTGACAAACCTGAAAATAAATTACCACTTGCTGAACCACTGCAACTTTCAAGTGGATTGGGTGCTCAGAATTCTGGTATCATAAGATATCCACCCAATTCATATGTTTATGTTTCGCAAGATCCATTTACTGGAGCATATTTTATTGAGAGAATTATCCCCAATCATGTTGCTAAACTCTTTAGAGATGTTAATTTATCGGGGAAAGGTGTAGTTCCGTCTAGTGGATTTATACCTGGATTATCAGTCATTCCAAATAATTATATTAGCAACGGAGATATCAACTCTGCTGAACTTTTTAATACTCAGATTCCTTCCGATGAAGATGTAAGGCACGATTTTAAACCAAAACTTCCAAAAATTAAAAGTGCTTGTGATACTGTCAATTTAGATGGTGTCAATGATGCCATCCGGGGAATGATTGAAGATGTTGAAGCACTTAAGACTGATCTCCTTGGCGATGATAGTTTTCTTACTACAACTCAGAATTTTTTATCAGATGCACAGAACTTTGTTACTGATACAATACCGAATACAGCACTAGGTTCAGTTGATATTCAAGAAGAAACTTATGAAATAAGTATTGGAAATGCTGCTGGTGACATAGCAACAATTATGGCGGCCTTGATTCAAGAGGCTAGAAAATGGATTTTAAGGAAAATTACAACAGTTGCCAATAAAGCCATTGGAAAAATTCCATTATCAGCAAGATATATTGCTAATGAAGCATTAGATAAAGGATTAACTACAATAACTTGCCTTATCGCAAAAATTCTTGCAAATCTTGAAACAATGGTTGCCAATATTCTCAAGGGTATTGTTGATAAAATTCTTAATGCTACTGAATGTTTAGTTGAGAATATTGTTGGAGGTATCATCGGAAATATTCTTGGAAATTTAACTGCAGCTATTAATAGTATTATTAATAAAGTCGGTGGAATAATAGGTGAACTTGGGGGTGCTGTTGAAGAAATTGCTGAATTAGCGGGTGATATGCTTGATTTTGTGATAAGCATTCTCGATATATTTCTTTGCCAAAAGAAAAATATTTGTCCCGATACTAGCACTTGGGATTTTCTTCAAGGTTCAAAACCAATTAATAATAAAGAATTAAATTTTAAAAGTATTTTTAATAAAGCAAAAAGTGTAACTGAAACGGTAGCAAACACAGTCGGCAATTTAAGTACTGATTTTGTTAAATTACTTGATGATGTTAAGAGAGAGGGATCTATAGAAGCTATATTTACAAAAGATGATGGAACTCCATTTAATCCATTAGATGAAATAGATCCTGGTATTATTTGGCAAAATGTAATTGAGGGTGGTTGCAATACTGGTGCAATTAGTTGTGGGCCTCCAAAAGTTGTGTTTTTTGGTGGCGATGGAGATGGAGCAACTGGGAATCCAGTAGTTAACTTAGCGGGAGAATTGATTGGTGTTGACATCATCACCCCAGGACAATATAAAAAACCCCCGTTAGTTTCATTTGAGGATGATTGTGGAAATGGTAAAGGTGCGATTGGTAGGACAATATTAGGGAGAGTTAAAAATAAAATCGTTTATGAATGGAAAGAGAGAGTTATCAATGCTGAAGAAGGATCGTTTGCTAATTTTACTATAGTTAGATCTGGACGCACTGATGTTAAATCTAGAGTTAAAGTCAAAACTCTTAGAAGTAAGGGAAGTGCCATTGCTAAGAAAGATTTTAAATTTTTAAAAGAAAAACTTACATTTAAACCTGGAGAAACAGAAATAAATTTCAGGGTTAAAGTGAGAGCAAAAAGTAAAGGTGGTGAAGGATTTCAAAACACTGAAGAAGAAGGAATAGAAAAATTCTATGTTAGTATTACAGCACTTAAATTAAAAAAAGAAAAGAATAAAAATATTAAATTAAAAATTAAAAAGAAAAACAAATATGCAAAATGTATAATTACTGACTCTTTTGATGATGAAGATTTAAGGGAGGATGACATCATCGATGATGATGATGATCTGGATGATGAGGATGTTGATGATAATTTTGACGACGACGATAAGGACGATAAGGATGATGATATTATAGGAGTGACAGATGTCGTCATGGATGATTCTGGATATAACTATTTGCAAAATCCGACAGGAGAAAAAGGTGGTGGCGGAAGAGTTTGGGCTAATAGATGTCAAACTACAGTTCAGAGAGCCAATTTTAATTGGGATATACCTTATAATAAAGATGATGAAATAACAGCATATTATGGAGATACTATTACTTTACCCGGTAAAAAACCTGTTTTAATAGATCAAAACTTTACTGCTGATATGATTCCAGGTTGTATTGTTAAAGGTACAAATCCTAAAATCAAAGACATGACTAAATTTGATTATAAGGTTGGAAAAGTTTATGAAGAGGGTAAATCATATAAATTTGGAGCTGCTTCAGATTATAAACTTGCCAAGGAACAAGGATTTTCTGATCAAGACATTAGATTTTACTTAGAAAATAAATTCTTCATTAGAATTGGTGGAGTGATGAGAGAAAAATTATTAGATCCCAATTTTGGCAAAATTCCTGAATTTAGCGTTACAGTAACTGCACCAGGATGTCCTCCCGGAACGCCTGAGGATCCAAATGAACGTCCATCACCACCAACACTACCATCATCACTACCAACAGCAAGTCTTATAGCAACAGCATCTGCTGGAGGATCTTATACGTTGAGATGGAGTTCTACTGGTGGATCAACCTATACTTTGACTGGCGAACCTAATCCAGGAGCTTCTGGTAGTAAGATTGTTTCTCCAAAATCATCAACATCTTATACTTATACTGTTACAGACGCATCTGGTAAATCTACATCTGCTAATGCAACAGTTGTAGTTCCAGAGGCTTCCGTAGCACCACCACCATCAGCAAGTCTTATAGCAACAGCATCTACTGGAGGATCTCATACGTTGACATGGACTTCTACTGGTGGATCAACTTATACGTTAACAGGTGAACCTAATCCAGGATCTTCTGGTAATAAAAAAGTTTCTCCAAAATCATCAACATCTTATACTTATACTGTTAAAGGGCCTGGTGGAACTACATCTGTATCTGCAACAGTCATAGTTACAGAGACAACTAAATCACCAACACCACCGACAGCACCAACCGCGCCAACAGCAAGTCTTACAGCAACGAAAATTTCTGGAGGATCATCCACCTTGACATGGAGTTCAACTGGCGGATCAAAGTATACTTTAACTGGTGAACCTGATCCCGGATCTACTGGTAGTAAGAGTGTTTCTCCAACATCAACAACAACTTATACTTATGTTGTAGAAGATGCATCTGGTAATACTGCATCTGCTAGTGCAATAGTTGCAGTTTCAGCGGCTGCTACACCATCAGCACCGCCGCCACCACCGACACCACCAACTCCAGATGACGATGATGATGGTGATAGCGGTAGTGATAAAGAAGTCGTCGCAATATTAGATAATAAAGTTTTTATTGAAAATGGAGGATTTAAATATTGCGAAGACGATGAATTAATTATTGGTGATGGAAATAATGGATCTGGTAGATTAATTGTCGATAGAAGAGGTACAATCAGAGGAGTTGTAATTACTAATCCTGGTATTGGTTTTACAAGCATTCCAGAAATGAGAATAAATACGAAGTGTGGTGGATTTAATGCTAATTTGAAACCAATATTGAAATTTATTAATGTTAATGATTCTGGATTTGTTGTTCCACCAGGAACTCCAACTATAAAAGTTATCGATTGTGTAGGTAAGGTATAATGGGTGCAGCAAAGTGTCCTGATTTTAAAACTATCGGTAATACCGTTGGCGAAGTTGCATTTGAACAAGTAGATAGTCAAAATAATAAACAAGCGGTAATGATACGCCGTATTTTTCCTAATCCTGGATTCAGAAGAAGCCAATACATTGGACTTCAAATGAGTGGAACACTCAATGGATCTATTAATGTATCAGCACCAGCATGTTATAATGTCCGTTGTGGCGAAAAACCAGTTGATGGAATTGCCGGTGTCACATATGCTGAAAATGGTGATTTAATTTTGTTTGCTCCTAGAGGAAGAATTAGAATCGTAGCGAGAGATATTGATCTTATTGCTGAAGGCAATGGTGATACTACTGGTTTCGTCAATATTCATTCAAATGCTGTAATTGATATGAACACCACTGAAATGCGTTTGCAAGCTGGTGATTCTGTTGGTATCGCTGCAGAAAGGAGTGTAAATATAAATTGTATGCAAAAAGTAGGAGTGAATGCAGCAAACTTTAAAGTAGTTGAAGCTGCTGACGTATTTTCTGTAATTGGTTCTGGATCTAATACATTTTTCCAGACAATAGAAGGACTCAACAAGCTTATAAGGAGTTTAGTATAACATGGAAGTAGGAGATATTCATGTAGGAAAACAACTATCTTGTGTTTTCACACCCCAGGGATTAAATCCAACTACAGCAATTAATCCATTTGGTTTTGGAGAAAAAGCTGTTTGCGGAACAGGACATTTTAATGGTGGTGTGTTAGTTGGAAGTGGTAAATATTTCCCAGTGCCTCACCCAACGGCATCATTGATGGTAACACGTCCATCTCTTGATGAAAATCCATTAGCTATTGCTCCATCAATTGTCCATATTAGAGGTGCTTCACCCATACCACCAACACCAACTGATGTAATTGTTGGTGATGAAGTACTTGGGCCTGTTGGTGTTAAAATGTTCCTATCAACACTACATGTTACTACTGGTGTTGAAATTGATAATATCGCACTAAAAAAAGAATTAATTAAATTAAAGAAACGTACTGGCACTGAAGTAGATACTGGCGCAAAAGTTTCAACTGGCGTGGAATCACAAACGGGTGCAGAAGTAAGAGCATCTGCGAAAGCAATGGCAGGCCCCATGAAAGTATCGGGCGGGACTTCTACTCCGTTTGTGATTGGTAAAGTATTTACTGGCAAATCACTTGGAAATAAACCTTTTGATATTGCTCATCCCATAACTGGCAAACGAGTGAGGCACATATGTGCTGAAGGCCCTGAACCTGCAATTTATGTAAGAGGAAAATTAGATGAGAGTAATATTATTGAACTTCCAGATTACTGGAAAGGATTAGTTGATTATGATACAATTACAGTAAATCTCACTCCATTTGGTAGGAGTGATGTTTCTTTGTATGTTAAGGAGATTACTGAAGATAAAATAATTGTGTCTTCAGATTACCATAATCAAATTAAATGTTTTTATGATGTATGGGTTTCGCGTTGGCTTAATCCAGACAATCATGCTGATCAACTTCATGTGGTATATGATGGAGAATCTCCTGCGGATTATCCCGGAGATAATAATCATTTCTCCTTCTCTCTACCCCCTGGATATTATGATAGTAGGAGTTAAAAAATGATTAGTACACACATAACTGCAAATCTCAATGCAAGATTAGAAGAAGACTTTAAGTTTAAAAAAAATAATATTAATAATCTAATAGATGAACTTATTCTTGCAGATGAACAAAAATATCTGTATGATCAAGGTATTTTAGCATTAGAAACGGAAGTTTTGAATCAAATCGATATTGTCAATGAAAAGATACAAGAAGTTGCCAATACTTACACTGCACGAATAGAAGATGGTTGTAAAAGTGATTTATTTTGGAGAGTGATAGATGTATCAGTTGGAACAGGACAAGCTGGTAAAGATGTAGTCACATTAGAGTGTACAAAGATTAATGGAAGTGGTTACAGAGTATTAGACTCTCAGATTGAAACAAATCAGATTACTGCTGGCATCGGTAGCACTGTAGCATTTGTTGGATCGACAGGTATCGTAACATATTATCCAGTAAATAAATCTTTTGGCGATGAACTAATAGATGAAGGTTATCTTGATAATAACCCGGCAGTATCATCTGTTAATTTTATAAATGATCCATCTTTTGGATTTTCGGGAAAGAACAAGTATGGACTAAAGATTTATTCGGAACCATATGATAAAGATATTGGTGATACTTTAGTTAGTGAATTTATTGGAATATGCACTGCTGGACTTAGTGAAGTTATTTCAATGGAGGATATTGGTATTGGTAATACATTTGGAGTGGGGCAACTGATAACATGTGATATACCTGGGGTTTTATCTGCTGGCACAAAAATAACAGGTGTAACCACTGCAGTTTTTAATCTCCGAAAGTTACGTATTCCAAATATCACATCTAAAAATACCACTGTAAGTCTTATATCAATCGATACACCATGTGGTGCTGGTGTTAGCGCACCTAATGATGCAGATGGAAATTATGTTGATTTTAGAATTCTGGATGATCCTCCGGATGCAAATTTTGACGACGGTAGAAAGAGATATGATATACCTTTTGATCAGGATCCTTTTACACCACAAACCATAAGCATTGCAAACACTAGCACCATAGGAACAGGAGTTTCTGTTTATCTTGATAATTCTGGACATCCTTCTAACGCACAATCATGGGATGCAAACATGAAATTGTTTTCTGTTGAAGATGGTGGACAGGAAGAACCTAAAGTTGGCGCAGGCCAGGTAATTTTTAGAGATGGATTTGATTTTGCTCCAGTTGACGTGGCGGGAAATAGAGTGCAAGAGGGTGATACAAGAGAAGTTCAAATAAGTGGTGGTATCGGTACAGATTTTAGCGGTATTACCACATTATATGAAGCATTAGGTAGTTGTTCAACTACTTTGAATGACTCAATTTCTGAAGCTACAGCAGCAGCTGATGCAGCAGAATCTGTATTATCTGGTAAAAGTAGTGAGAACCTTGAATTACTTGAAACCTCTAGAGCTCTTAGGAACGAGAGAAATCAGATTCAACTTGGAATTAATGGAATGAGAAGAGTATTATCTAATCTTAATGAGGAACTAGATAGATATAGATCAGTGCAGAAAAAACTTAAAAAGAAAAACATATCTGATGTAATAAAATGATTGAACCTAATTTTGAATTTCTTCACGGCAGAACAACGAAGAATATGATTGAACTTCCTAAGTCATGGGAAGATACTATAGATATGAGTACAGTGACGATTCACCTCACTCAGGTGGGTTCTAACCAGGACTTGCGTGTGAAGCGTCATCAGGGTAATGAGATTCACCTCTCAACCAATGGGTTGCCAGTGGACTGCTATTACATGATCGTGGGTGAATTGCTTGACAAGGACGCCTGAGTCCTCTATAATAAGTGGGTAATCAAGGGAACACCCCAATGCAAGACGAGTATCTCTCCCGAGTCGTCATCGATCCTTCTGCCCGTAACTTTTATCTTTACTCTAGCGAGGGTGATGAAAAAGTTGTTGATTGTACTACTATTGACGAATTCATGAGTGTGATGTCTTTTATTCGTTCTACTGCGTCTGACGACGTTATTGCATATGCTAACCCACTCTGAATCCCTGTATCAAGAAATCCTTAAGTGTTACGAGTATGAGAGCAGAAACCCGACAATCTATGGAAATGTTATTCGTGTCGAAATGGAATTTGCCAAAAGCAGCAGAAAATTGCGGGTTAACAAATAAAGAGATGAAAATAACATTTAACGAATATTGTCGTCTTAATCCACCAACATATGATTCTGAACAACCTTAAAATCTATTGTCAAACTGAAGAAGATCAAGAATCAATTGTTGACTACATACTTGATGAATACCCAGATGTTAAAATTAGCACCTGGGAGCCTGATGGAGAACCCGGATCATGGGGAATGTTCGTTGATGACTTTCCTATTGAAGTTTGGGAAATGCTCTGCCGATTCCTTGATAGTGATGAAGCATTCGTGCTTGACGAAGAAGTAGAAATGGCGTTAGAATGTGATGAACCAAGGATGAACAAATATTATCCTTGATTTTTTGGGAGTGTGGCGGAATCGGTAGACGCACCAGACTTAAAATCTGTTGAGAATTAATCTCGTGGGGGTTCAAGTCCCCCCACTCCCAT